CCAGTTTTCTAGCGACATCAATCAAGCTAGGTTGTAGGCCCAGCAAATTTCGATGTACTCCATCGTCGCCGTAATATAGCCCCAAGTTGTCCCAGGCAACACGAATGCTAATATTATTCTGCCGCGCGGCTGCGTAACACACAAATGCGTTAATGATGGTGTTTGCATCTGTGGTTATAGGAGAACCGGATCGGGTTCCCCAGCCTGCGTCGTAACGGAAGCCGCAATTTGTCGTTGCGCGTTTCTTAAAGACCAGAGCAAACTCACGTTGCAACTCAACGGAATGGGCCAAATGGAAATATCTCATGTATATTCTCTTGACTACATGTACTTGTAGAAAGTGGCTTATAGTACCGTCGAATCGTGAGTAGTCAGTTATTATGGCCCCCATCGCGCAGACATCGGCTAAACGAGATGCCAATTCAGTGCACGTAGCTCCGGGGCCATACCAACTATAGTTTGACAACACCGACCGTTTCATTGCGTATGTGAAGCAACTCATCAACACGGTTAATGAGGCATCGCAAGTTGTGATGTTACGTGGGTCGTTGAAGTCAGCATATGCTTCGCTCTTAATGAACGCTTTTAATCGGTTGTCGACTAATGATGGTGTCAGTCGATTCTCAACCTGTGCGGTGCGCATGCGCTGCGCGGGTGAATTCTGTATCAGTTTCACCTCGTCGATGTCTAGCGGTATCCCTATGCCAGCCATACTGTCAGGTATGACTAAATTAACGAATTCAGTAGCGTAGAGTTCTAGGCTGCTGGTGGGCCAAGTCATGTTGGCGACTTTCAGAACTCTACCTGTAATCGTAGCGAAATCGTTATTTGCTGATTTATAGGGAAACACCGCTGGCCAGCTGACCAAGGGAGCAGCTATAGCTCGACCCGGGTCATTAACTGGCTCATCCAGAACAAATGGTTGCAACGTTTGATATGATATCGGCAACACCATAGTATTGACCATTGTGTAATCCATAAGATTTATATCTGCGGATAAACAATTCAACACGATGACAGCCGCTTGGGCGGCGTCTTCCAACATGCCGCCAGCACACAATAAGCGCTCTATGGACCCAGCGTCCATCGGCTTCGTCTTGTGCTTCAGCATTATGGCCATGTATATATCTGTTCTGATTGTGCATTGTAGCATCTGGCCTACGAGGCCGAGCGACACTACTCCTGCGCGCATGTCAACCACACACGACACGCCCTTATTCGATAGGCGTTTTCTTTCAAATCCAAATTTGCTTTGTCCATAGGCGAGCCAATAAGGGTAAGGTAAGCTAACTGATGGTAATAGCATGACCACTCTGTGGTCTACGTCGTCCTTGGCTACTCCTCCTTTAATGGATCCCAGTTCATACTGTACGATGTCGAACACCAATAAATTGTTATCTAGTCCGATGATCGATACAGTATCGCCCCTGTAGTCCCACAGTTGATGTTCGTAATAGGCGCCGCCCGACACTACATACTGGATTTTGTTTCCATCTAACACTGTGTAGTGATACTCCTCGGCTGCGCGATGTACTCTAGTGGGGCAAAACGTATACATGATTATGGGGACCCCGTAACGTAGATAAGCGTTGATGTCACAATGGTAATCGACATCACAGAATACAAGTACATGCTTATCCGTGATAAGGTCGTCTTTGAACGGTACCTTGAGGTCCTTAGTATCATAAAAATAGCGGCAAGCATCACCGTGTGAGGCATCTGATGCGGCGCTAGATACGTTGTAGGGCGTGAGGCCGCTCGCATAAACCAAACGCTGAATTGCGCGATTAATGCCTGTTCTATAATTGGCACTTTTTGGGTGGCTATGATTGCGAGTGGGCCTAAATAACTCAATGCTACGCAGCTCGTGGGCCAGGATTTTGCGATAGTCGATGACAGTGGTTGCAACGTGGGAGGCAACAACGCTTGAAAAGACCCTGGTGTCAACCCAAGCGGGTTTTTCCAGTAAGCAAGCGATGTAGACTTTGACACGGTCCCAATAGTTGCTGCGACAAATCGCCTGGCAGCGAAAAACGCCTTGAGTAGCATTGGCAACATTTTGCCACAAGCGGCCGTAAAAGTGGTTAGCAAGGTTTTTGAAACTCCGTATAAGCCACTGTACGAAAGATAACGTTGGTACTGGCCTATAAACCACGTGCTTACGCCGGAAATCCGGGATTGCGTCGCGAGTATTAACTGCGATGGAAGATCCATTTGGCATATTTAGATTGATTTGCGGTTTTATTGTTTTCGAATAAATTTCCGAATTATCGATTATAAGTTTGCTATAATGTGCGTATAATTTGGG